CCATGCGGGGCACGTTGCGGTAGGACTTCGTCAAAATATCCGACGAAAGCTCCATCGCCGATACCATCAATGATTGAAGGCTTACGCCAACGAGCGGGTGCGTATGAACGCAGCCACTTACAAACCTCCATGAGCCTCTTCGATCTTTCAGGACCCAACCATTCTTGGCAACGAACAACGTATCGCCAAATCTGGTTGTGAATCTTGAAAAGATCGATCAACGTCTTTGGTGGTTTCTTGACGTAAAACGGCGTGATGTCGTACCCTGAGTAGTAGTGTTTACCACAACTCTCTCGGAACGGTCCCATCCAGTAGCTCTTCTTTTCATTAGGTCTAAACCCAAGAAAAGCAAGGAGGCCACAGAACGGTTCCGCCATGGTGCTAGGGACAATTATATCGTCCCCATACACTGATATACGACTCACCTCTTCCCCATGGAGTTGGGCCCACGCGTAAGCGAGAGACAAGAAAATCAAAGTCTCAAGCTCAAACGTGAAGCCGTTCCCCATGGAGGAGAACTTCTGGTAAAATATTTTCTCACCAGAAGGAAGAACTCCGAAAGGACTGCGGCACTGCCCAAGTGCCTCCAGCCAATCGGGACGGATCAGCGACTCCACCACAGCACGGCTAATTGTATCACTAGCCATACTAAGGTCGATAGTCGCCAGTCGCCCAGCAAACGAACCCATTTGGGCCAGCCGCTGGTTTCTTGTTTGGTCATTGAGATTACATCCAATGCCGGCAAGGCGATTGCGCATCAAGCTACCGATCCCTTTCTGAACATAGATGTTCATATCGGGCTCGATAGCAATAGAGCGATCCGTCTTGTAGTTCTTGGGGACAGTGACAACGCGATTTCCCGGAACGATTTTCACCTTTCCGAGACCCTCTTCACCGACATCTGGGAGCTCACGCCCCCAGAGCGGATTAAATGCCAGTACGGCATTAGCGAGGATCGCGTTTCCTATTGTTGCATGCGGCGTACCGCTATATTTGTGCGCAGCATCCGACAATCGTCGGGTCAGTCTTGTAGTGGCGCCAGGGCCCCACGCAAAACCTCTTGCTGCATCGTCCCAGCTAAAGGGACCCAGAATCCTAGAGGCTATTTTACGAGCGAGATTAATTTCCCGCACGTATGGAGAGTTTCTCCAATCCCTCTTGGACCGCTGGTTCACCTCATAGCAAAGACGCTCCGCTTCATGAAAACGCTTCCACGTGGTTTCTAGTCGAGATGCGCGTCCGTGAGGATCGTGCAAATCGAGTTTAGATAACCACTCTCCACCAAGGTATTCCAGTCCTTGTCGGAGAAGGTCAGCCCCGTCCAACTGGACTGAGCGTAATACCGCAACGTCTCGAGAAATTCCGGAGTCCTCGGATGGCCGTTCTGAATCTGGAGAATTAACGCCAGACATTTCAGTTCGACCTCGTTGTACTCGGAGTTCTTCTCCAGAATCGCGATAAAGCGCAGGACCAATGGGTGGATTGATTTCTTCGACTGAGACATGGTCTACTCCTCGGTGGTTGGAAAGTAACATGAAGCCCCCGCCAGGCCGCCCGAAGGTTCCGATTTCTCGGACTCCAAGGGCGGCGACGACGTGCTCGTGAATACGAGCGAGGGGCGGAGCACAAGCAACAAGAGCACCCCTAACAGGGCTGCGACGGTTACGAGCCATAGGAAGATCCCAATAGCCAGCTCTCCCATAGGGAGACGCAGGAGACGAGCCATGAGAGGTTCACTCTCAGAGGGCCCACGATGGTTTTGTCTGACCATAACGACCAGGTACCGTCTACTTTATCAGTAGAACGGCTCCTGATTGTAGATGGCCGGACGGACCGTCGCGTTGGACAGGTGGTTAATGACATAAGCCACCGCGTCCTTCTTCTCCTGGTCCGTAGCATCCTGCGCGAAGTTGAACACCACTTGTGCAGAACTGACACGGGCTCGAGTGTTCACACCATTAACCGTCGACACCACGGGGAATTCATACCCCATGATACGTCGATGGGCACCAGTCGGAGTCTTGGCTTCGCGGTACTCGTCGGTCAGCTTGATATATCCGATGGACATACCAGCCGACTTTTCGAGCCACGTAGCCTTGGCACCGGTGGTACCCTGAACGGCGAACGTGTGAGCAGCAGGAGTTGCAGCACCATCATTGATGGTGAGCGCAGCAATAGCAGGCATTTTGCCTTTACCTCGGTTGAAGTTTCGGTTTAAGTTAACGTCCGCTGAATGCCTGGCCTAACAAGGCCAACGCATCAGCAACGCGCTTGACACTAACCGGATCTTTGATGCTCGGTAACATCGCAAATGGAACTGATCCGCCAGCAGTCCTTACAAGACGGGTCTCATGGTGAACCGCACTAAAATCTGCGATTTCCGTGTTACCCGATCTCTTCTGGGACTTGCCTTTACCTCGCAGTCTAATTTTAGTAAAGTTAGACCGAGAGTAGCCTTTTATCTCCCAGCCGGCCGTCGCATCAAATTGAGAGATCCAATCTCCCAACGGATACGCCCAGTCGACTACAAAGGAGAGCCTGGTTAATTCCCAGGCGACTGAGGCAGGGTTAGTGAATCCGAGCGATGCAGCAGTTGCAAGCGCTCCATTGGACGGGCAAGCGTCAATGCGAACATACGAGCCGTACTCCACATTACCCGTAATGACCATCATGGTCAGACACGAGTAATCGGGGGGGCTAGTATAAAACGCCTTCCGCTTGGACTTTGCACTGGCCTTAATGGTGACCATCGCGTCACCACGGTCTGCTTTGTCCAAAGCTTCGACCGCTCCGTGAATATCACTGAGCAGAGGCTTCCATCCATACTGTAACTCGAGCCAAGAATTGCGAACGCTCTTGCGCCAAGAAGGAGGCCGAGATCCAACGCCTTTTAAAGCACGTTGGACACCTCGAAAATCCCACTTCCGAAGCGCTTTGAACCCTTTCGCAACTCGACCCAAGTTAGTCTGGATCATCCTAGCAGTTTGAGCTCTCTCACCATATGCAACAGCTAAGTTGATAGTTTCATCCTTCAACTTTAGCCGCGCTTTAGTGAGAGCCCGATTGCTCAAATCGCTAGGGAACGAACCGATGAGGTTTGTACATTGTCCGAGGAACTCGGACTCTGATATGGACCCCAGGACGATCAAGGTTGGATTGCCGTAGCGATCCTTTACCTGCCACGTCCCTGTCGGTGCCGTCCGATTAATCTCCGTAAGCGAGTAGCTAGTTGGCGGAAGCCACTTAGCCACCGGCTTTCGCCGGCTATAGTCTGAAGCTACCCTACTACCCCAGGCCCTAGACACGGTGGATGACTCCCAAGTATTCCGGGAGCTATTCCAGTCGGTCTTGGTGCCCATTGAGGTAAAGGAGTAGTTTCTTCTATTGGCCACGATGGTTACTCGTTAGGAGAGAAGTTTTACCAACCCGTCTAGTTAGACGGACAGGCCGACTGTCATCGAAATTCGACAGTCGTGGAGCGCTGGAGCTCAGGGTAATTCCCCGAGAGTCCAGTCCTAGAATATTTCATTCTAGGTTAATTTCGTCTCACGACGAAATTCACTGCCTGACAGAGCGGGACCGAAAGGTCCCG